GTAATGACCAAAGCCAAAAGATTATGACTCAAGCTGCTATGGTAATACATAAGGAGTTAATAGAAGAAGGAGTTTATCCTGACGCTGATCCTGATGAGTACTATAGTGAATTAGATGCTAGAATCAGAAATGAGTTTCCTGAAAAATTTAAAGCAGAAAAGTCAGCGAAAAAAGTACAGGTAGTTGCGGGGGGAACGCGTACTTCCCCAAGTGGCAAACAAAAAGTCACATTGACTAAATCAGAAGTAGAGACTGCTAATAAATTAGGAGTATCTTTACAAGAATACGCGAAACAAAAAATGCGCAGAGATCAAGCTGCGGGATAAGGAGTAGATGAATGACACAGGCTACTAAGACAACTCGAAAGACGCGAGCATCGGGTACTCGCAAGAAAACATGGGCACCACCAAGTCGATTGGAAACTCCAAAAGCTCCTGATGGTGTACATTATAGATGGGTTCGAAATGAACTATTAGGTGAGGATCACTCAGGTAATGTTCACGAAAGAAGCCGTCAAGGATACGAACCAGTTAAACCAGAAGAGCTTGGCGTTGGCTGGCAAGCGGATGTTTTAGACACAGGTAAACATGCGGGAACTGTTAGATCAGGTGATTTGATTCTAATGAAGGTTGACCAAGAAATTGCAGACCAAAGAAACGATTACTTCTCTAACAAGACCAAAGCTGCAGAGGGAGCGGTCAACTCTGAGTTGCAGAAAAACAATAGCGCTGTTGCACCTATAAGCCAAGACGAACAGTCCTCAGTCTCAGTAGGCGGAGGAAAAGAAGCAAAGTTCGAGGATTAATTTATTTGCCTCTAGCTTTGCATAACACTAACAAACGGAGGTAAACATGGCAGGTTTTGGATTAAGTCCAGTAAAACATGCGAAAGGTGGAATTGTTAGAACTAACAATTTTGTCGGTCAAAATGGTTATAGAATCGCCACTACTGCTCCAACTGCATTCTTCGAAGGTGATCTCGTGACTCTAAGCTCAGGTAATATCGTAACAGATATGGGAGCTGCAAGTCCAGGCGCAGTCGTAGGTGTTTTCTGGGGTGCAGAATACCAAGACAACTCAACTGGTGAAGTTAAGTTTGTCAGAAGTATTCCTAATGGCACTGTAGCCAAAGAGAAGTACAAGTGTTATGTATATGATGACCCCGATGTAATCTTTAAGATTCAAGCGGATCAGGCATCATCTGCAATAGCAGCTACTAATGTAGGTAATAATGTACAGATCGTTGCTTCACCAACAGGTGATGCAATCACACATAAATCAGGTCTTGTTGCTGATTCATCAACAGTTGCTACAGGAAACGCAGGTTTCCCATTACAAGTATTAGGTAGTGCTGAAATTGATGACAGCTTCACATCTGCAGGAACCACTATGGACATTTTGGTGAAAATTAATACTCATCAGTTTGGCAATGGTGGCACTGGCGTAGCAGGTATATAGGAGGATAAACTATGGCTATAACTAGAGCACAGATCCTCAAAGAACTTGAGCCAGGTCTTAATGCTATTTTCGGTACTGAATATAACAGATACGAAAATGAGCATGCCGTCTTGTTCGATGAGGAAACATCAAACAGAGCATTTGAAGAAGAAGTACTCTTCCCAGGCTTTGGAACAGCAGGTGAGAAATTTGAAGGCGCACCAGTCTCTTACGCAGAAACAGGTGAAGGCTTCGTATCACGATACACTCACAAAACTGTTGCATTAGCATTCTCATTAACTGAGGAAGCTATGGAAGATAACTTATACGATAAGTTGTCAACCAGACTAACCAAAGCATTAGCGAGAGCTATGGCTTCTGCAAAGCAGTTAACAGCTGCTAACGTTTATAACAACGCTTTTAGTACAGACTTTAAAGGCGGTGATGGACAACCATTAGTATCTAATGCGCACCCATTACAAAACGGTAGCACTGGTTCCAACAGACCAGCAACTATGGCTGACTTATCTGAAACATCTTTAGAAACAGCGTTAATTGATATCGCTGGATTTACAGATGACAGAGGAGTACCAGCAGCAATCGTTGGTAAAACATTGCACATTCCAAGACAGTTAGTATTTGTCGCTGAAAGACTTATGAAGTCTCCAAGCAGACCAGGTACTGCTGACAATGATATTAATGCAATTAACAACATGGGTATGTTACCTGGTGGTTACTATGTAAACCACAGGTTTAATGATACCGATGCTTTCTTTATTAGAACTGATTGTCCTAACGGAACAAAGATGTTTAATAGAGCTGCATTAACAACTAAAATGGAAGGTGACTTTGAAACAGGTAACGTAAGATACAAAGCCAGAGAGAGATATTCATTTGGATTCTCTGACTGGAGAGCTGTCTACGGTAACCAAGGAGCCTAATAAACTTATAGGTTGGGGGCTTAGTGCCCCCTTCCACTATTAACATTGACTAGCGAAAGCTAGATTATGAAAGGATAAACAATGGGAAGAACAACATTTTCAGGTCCATTAAGAGTTGGAAAGACTCAAAAAACAAGCGATGCAGAGTTTGCTGGTGCAGTATCTCTTGTCGCAACAGCCTATATGGCTGACCCAACAGCAGCAACTACAACAGCGCTTCGTAGAGGATCTAGTGCAACTGGAAGCTCTGCTGAAGCAGTTATCTTGCCTGCTAACGCAATCATCACAAAGATTGAAGCAGAAGCAGATGCAACTGGCGGTACAAACCCGACTTTTGATCTAGGCTTTATTGAAGTAACAACCGATAGCCCTACTTCAGATACTGATGGTATTATTGATAATGGTGACGCAGATGCAGGTCACACAGTCTTTGATTTTTCAACAGGAACTGTTGGAAATGACTTTGGCTTTGTAATGAGCTCAGACCATCCTGTTAAAATTACAGGTGGTGTAGGTGCTTCTGCTGCAACTGGTGGAAACATTAATCTAAGGATTCACTATCATGTTTACGATACTTCATTCGGAACTGATATAAGCGGAACCTAATAATTAAATATTAACTCGGTGGTGGGGTGTAATGACCCCACCCTTAAAAAGGAGAATATAACATGGCTTTAGTAACATATTTAGATGGTGCTAGAAAACTATTAAATCAGTACGTAATAGCTGCAGGAGATGCTACTGGTGCACAAAGTTTAAGTATAGATGTATCAGCTCTTGCTAAAAATAATGGCAAAGAATGTACACATGTATCTTTAAACAAAGTTTATTTTAATGTTCAAGTAACTGATAATGCAGATGCTGTAGAAATGCAGTGGGATGCGGATACTCAAAGACCATTCATCGTTTTGAATGGATATGATGATTATGACTTCAGCTCTATAGGTGGTATATCACCAACAACTGCTGATAAAGCTGCCAGTGGTTATACTGGTGATGTTACAATTGTAAATCCAGCAAGAGCAGCTGGAGATACTATCTTCATTAAAATGGAGTGGATTAAACATTACGCTAACTAATGGCAACATCTGGCACACATACGTTCAATTTAGACGTTGCTGAGATTATACAAGAAGCCTACGAAAGAGTAGGCTTCGATGTTAAATCAGGATATGATTTAGTTACAGCAAGACGGTCTTTAAATTTATTATTAACTAAATGGGTTAATGAAGGTGTAAATTTATTTACACTAGATCTAACTACTCTAACTCTAACAAAAGATACAGCTACTGTAAATCTAGCAGCTAATCAGTATCTAGATATTATTGATGCTACTACAAGAGATACAAATTCATCTCCTGTGACTGACACAGAATGTGAAAGAATTAGCTTATCAGAATATCTTAATTATCCAAATAAAACAACTAGCGGTAAGCCTGTGCAATTTGCTGTTGAAAGAAACAGTCAATTTGATAATTCAGGTACAGCTAATCATAAAATTTATTTATTCCCTGTTCCAGATCAAACTTATTACCAACTACATTGTTGGACTATTAGGTATCCTCAAGATATAACAGATACCTATACACAAAATCCAGATGTACCTAGAAGATATCTGCCTGCTTTAATTAGTGGGTTAGCTTTTGAATTAGCAAATAAAAATGCAGACAAAGTAGATGCTACAAGAAGAGCAGAACTAAAAGGTATATACAATGAAGAATGGCAGTTTGCAAAAGAAGAGGATAGAGAAAGAGCAAGTTTTTATATACAACCTAAGATTCGCGGGTACTAAGAGCGATGGCTAAAAGAGCTTCAGGTAAATATGCATATCTGATAGATGATCGTTCAGGCAGGAAGATACGATACAAAGATGCGCGAACAGAGTGGAATGGGCTTCGAGTTCACAAAAAAGATTGGGAGCCCAAACACCCACAACTAACTCCACCAAAGTTAGGACCAGAAGCAACTTCATTATACAATCCAAGACCAGACGCAGATGATGATAAAGTCACAGTAAGACTTGGTTCTTTATTTGGATCCC